TGTTCCAGTGCGTCGAAGTCGTGCCCGCCGGCTCAATTAACAGATGCGGTTTCGTGGTGGTTGATGTGCCACCCGTGAACCACGTCCCTCTGAACAGCTTGGCCGGTGCGCTGGCGGCAGCGTTGAAAGTATTGATCAGCCGGGCCGAAAGCGTGAGATTACCGCTGCCATCAGCGGTGAAGGTGCTTAGCCCGCCAATATCGCCATTGATATTAACCAGAACCTCGCCGCTGCTGCCGCCGGGGGTTGCGGCAGGGCCCTGATCCCCTTTGGGGCCGGTGGCGCCAGTGGCGCCAGTGGCGCCCCTTGGAATCGAGAAATCGAAGACAGCCGCCGAGCTGCTGCCTGCATTGTTGACAGTCACGCTGCTTCCTGCCGCACCAGTGGTGACGGTGCCAACGGATATGGTTGCCGCTGCTCCTGCAGCTCCAGGGTTGCCCTGCTGCCCTGGCTGCCCTGGCTGCCCTGGAGGCCCAACCAGCGACGCCAGCCACTGAGCTTCAGTGCCGCTGAACCCACCAGCCACCGCTGCCTGATAGGCGCTGCTGCCTGTGGGACCAGGATCGCCAACTAATGATTTACCAGCACCCCATGCGCCACTGGCCTTAGGACCATAAAGCCGTGGCGTTGTTAGATCAATATAAAAATCACCATTTACACCAGTCGAAGACGATGGGGCACCTAGGCCGCTTAAAATACCTCTTCCATCAGCTCCAGGGTTGCCCTGCTGCCCTGGCTGGCCTTGCAAGCCCTGCGGACCCTCCTGCCCCTCTGCAATGTTAAAAATAACACTGCCCCAACCGCCGCTAGTCTTCGGGCCATAAATATCTCCATTGCTTGTATTCAGATAAAAATCACCTATCGAACCAACTCCAGACCCTGGCACTCCTGCACCTTGCCGCCATGCAGCACCAATGCCGGGTGGACCAGGATTGCCAGCAGGCCCCGGAGGTCCAGGCGTCTTGACCTTAACAACTTTGGGGCATGTCATGTTGCATCCCTCCTGCTAGTACGTAGGCTCACAACAACAGGCCCAGTAGCCACAAAATGATCATCCGCAGATATGTTTCCCGGTGCAACCATCAGGCAGTCATAGCGGTAAGTTCTTGATACCTTCAGGCTATTAACTAACGCCTCAGGAAAGATCAGATCTAGCTTCCCATCAGCAGGTACTGCATTGACAGTAACAGGATAAACTGTCCTTCCCTTTGGGTCACTTACCGTTGCATTAACATCCCACCCCGTAAAAGGCCATTCTTCTGTAGCGGCATCATTTGAATAAAGTTCAAGCGATAGCAAGCCATCCCTCCCCTGCTCCATCTCCCAAATTTCATCCTCAATCCAGGCCATCAGATAAACTCCGTAACTTGCGCAGAGCCATTTGCACTTAACCAAATTCCAGTGATTGCACTACCAACGATAAGTTGCTGATCAAAAAGCAAGAATTTACCTGGCTCTAACTCAACAAAAGAATTGGCTACCGTGGCTGTACTGCTGAACGATAAATAGAGCTTGGAAGTGCTGATGTTGCTGATCAGTAATCCCTTGCGATTAGAATTAACTCCAACAAGTGCAACGCTGCTGATGCTGGATGCCACGCTGACAGTGGTAGGAGTTCTGGCGGCAACACTGGCCAGTACAGGCACCGGGCTTCCTTCTTCGTTCTTTATTTCAACTTCATTTGAAACGGTAACAGGACCAGTCAGGGTAGTGGTACTGTGCCCCAATCCATCGTCATATTCAATGAATAGCTCATCAGTATTTGCATGCTTTTGAGTGTTGATCTTTATTGTTAAAACTGGGGAGTTATAGCTAGCTGTACCTGCTTCACCAAGACCGCTTTCGCCTGTTGGATTAAAATAGACTACAGATCGCGTTAAATTAACAACACGCAAGATATGACTAAGACTAGCTGGGACTGTCGTCGCAAACGTAATCGTTTGGCCTGAAGCCGAAAACGTTGCGTGTGCGGGAGGCAATACTCTTCGCATGATACCTGCTGCTCTGCTTTAGTTTTCCCGGTCCACTTCCACCCACGCTTCATCCACATCAGGCGTAGCAGGATCATCAGCAAGGAATTTGCCGTCATCATCCCTGGCACGCTCAACCTCTGCCGTTGCCTCAACAGGAGCTTTGGCAAAAGACCGCTTAGCCTTTTTCTTGCTCTCTACTGGTGTCACCACAACCTCAGCAGCAGGAGCCACGGCAGCCTCCGTAGCAGGAGCCTGGATGCCATGGAGAATCAGTGCCTGTTGCTGTTCAGGCGTAGAACCTGGGCTAAAGCTAAACAGTTGAATTGGATTCATGATCAGAAGGGAGGCAGATAAAAAGAAAGGGGAGGGCAGGCCTCCCCTGGGGTCATCACAAACAGCGATCAACCACGCTGGATGTGGATTGTGGCGCCAGTGGTATTAGCAGGGGCGGTCAGGCCATTTTCGCCAGAACCCGTGCCAGTACCAGCCACCAAGCGCAGGGCCACCACGCGGATTTCTCCGGTGAGCGAACCAGCAGCTTTCACCAGGGCCTCAACTTGTGCGCCCGTGAAACCCACCTCAGCTTGGGTGAGCCCATTGAAAACAATGGAGCCAATCCTGGCGTAGGTAGAAGCTGCACCAACAGCAGCACCTTCAGCCACATGGGCCACTTCAACGAAGTAACCACCAGCAGCATTGCTCAGGGCGCCCTGGGCAACAATCTTAAAGAAGTCGCAGGTGTTGAGCTTGAATGGCATCAGCCGAGCTGTTCCCGTGCGGGATTCAGCGGCAACACCTTCTCCAGCCCTGACGGAACCGAAGATAACAGATTCGCGGTCGATAAATACCGCTTTCCGTGGAGCTAGACCAGTTGCCTTAGGCATAATTCAGATGGGGAATGAAGAACGGAATAAGCGGTAAAGATCAGGCCGTGATCGCAGCGTTGGTGATGTTATACAAACGAGCAGCAGCACGCTTGTTTTCAATCACCATGGCGGCGTGCCAGGAAATACGGGTCAGACGAGTGGGGGTAGCAAAAGATTCGCCCACGTCATAAACCACCAGGCCAGGCTGAGGATTGCCGGCTTGGTCAAGGCTGGGCCCTTGAACACCAGACACCAGGCCCTCGCCCATGCTGACGCAATAGACAGAGGAGGTACTGGAGGCTTCATCAAAGCCCTGAATGGCAACGTTGCGCGAATCCACATCGGTGCGGATGATTTCCACATCTCCATAGAACATCGACTGACGACCAATTTCGTTCAGTTCAAAATTCACCGTGCCAGACACGCCAGTAGCGCGGGAAGCAGCAGCAAAACGAACCGCGAGCTTTTTGCCCATGATCAGCCGCTTCTGGGAGTTGGGCCCATCAACAGCGTCGATCAGGTCATCCAATGCAGCGAAGCTAAGGCCCGCGCCACTGGAGTGGTTAGCAATAGCTTGAGAAGATCCAACGGTGATCTTCTTTCTGAGACCGTCCATTTCACGGCCAGCAGAAGCGGCAGAATCGCCCTTCACGAAGTCCCGCTCGATGCGCATGCGCAGGGCACGGGCAGAAGCCTCAATCTGACGAGCGTGAGCATTGCGACCAAACAGCGCAATTTTCGAGCTGTCGGTTTTGATGTCCTTCCCGTAGATCTTCAGGACTTCAGCTTCGGTTACGGTCGAACCTTGGCTGTCATCATTGGCCTCATCCAACAGACGAGGATCAGTGGAAGGCAGCTCATCATCCATGGCATAGACATAAGCGCCGCCATCGGTGTTCACAAAGGGGATGATGGGGGCCAGCTCGCCAGTGTTCAGGATGGCGCGAACACCAAGCTCAAGGCCGGAAGCACCTGCAGTAGTGCGGAGGGCGAAAGCCTCCCAGAGAGTTGTAGAAGCCACGATTAGAAAAAAGTTAGGGGTTGGTGGATGCTGCGTTGAGGCTTCAACCTGGGGGCATCGCACCGCCCGGTCTTGCTATTGCAGAGAGTTGCTTAAACCGCCTTACCCTTGAGGCATCGCACCAAAAGGAAAGGTGACCTTCCTTTGGCATCGCGCCATTGAGAAGATCACCTAAAGTTTTCCCGGTCAGTTAGGAAATTAACTGCCGTAATGTTCTGACAGGTAGCTAGAGCCTGATTTAGACCTAGCTTCCTCCACAGAACGCACCTGAGTGGTTCTAACGCCACGGGCACCAACGAATCCGCCGGAACCTTCCCCGCCTTTGGGCTTAAAGAATGTGCCGATCACAGCAGAATTGTCAGCTTGTGCATTGAGCCAGGCCACAGGATCAATGTC